TTACCGCTGCTGTCGATGCGCATACGTTCTGTGTTGTTGGTTAAAAAACGCAAAGGATAAGAGCCGTTTGTCCTTACAAACCCGCCAACACTATCTGCCCTTAAATCCATAACAGTACTGTCTAGGGTGTCTTCTATACGAAGTGTGTTTTCAGCATTGCGAACCATGTGCAATTTAGCACTAGGCGAACTCGTGCCAATCCCAACCCGATTATTTGCGCTGTCAACGTGCAGTGTGTTTGTATCCACAGTCAGCCCACCTGCAGTAATAGTACCTGCACTGAAGTCACCTGATGAATCACGAGCTACAACTTTAGATGCTGTGTTAAGAGATGTAGCATCTACGTCTAGTGTACGGTTAGCTGATAGATCTCCACCACCTGTTAAATAATTACCTGATGTAATAGTTGTAGTGTTGGCTACTTTAGCATCTAGTGCTGTCTGTAATCCATCTACGTTAGAGATAACATGTGAGTGTGAGTCATCTTGTACGGCAGCATTAATACTTACATCTGCAGAACCGTCAAAGGTCACACTTCCTACTACGTCACCTGTAAGCTGAATAGTACGTGAGGTTGCTAATGCTGTAGCTGTATCTGCATTACCTGTGGTATCTTGGTTACCTGTGGTATTAACACCAGGTAAATCTATATTAGCTGTGCCGTTAAAGGATACACCACCAATGTTACGTGCGGTAGCAAGTGCTGTAGCAGAAGTAGCTGTACCTGTTACATTGCCCGTAACATTACCCGTTACATTACCCTCAAAGGAATCTGCTTTTAGTATAGCATAGGAAACACTGGAATCTGCCAGATCAATAGCACCTGCTGGTGTAGGATCGTATTCGTCTAACAGAATCCACTTACCTTCAGAGGCATCGTAGTAAAAACCTGTGTGAGTGTAACCTACACCAGAAGTACCTGTATTGTAGTTAGTAAAAAAACCAGAATCTACGTTAATAGGGCTTGCTGTACCGTTCCACTGATCATTAAGTGTATGACCTGTAGTAGAGCTAAAGGTTACAGAGATGTTATCTGCGCTATGAATAAGCTGTTCATTACCTGTAATATCTACACCAGTAGCTACACTTGTAACAAAGTTATCCGTAGACCAAGCAAATGTATCAACACCGCCTGTGCCAGTACCCACACCATCAATCTTAACATAGTAAGTTGTAGAAGTGGTGCCTGTAAAGTGACCTGCAAAGAAGGCATCGTCAAGACCTGTTCCTGTAAAGGTAGTGCCGGACTCACCAATAGCATCACCTTCGTTAGCACGGTAGAAAGGCGCACCTGCTGTAACGTCAGAAGTAGACACAGAAGTAGTAGACCCAAGGACAGTTAGGTTACCATCAACTTGTAGGTCAGAACCAACGTGTGCAGATGTACGAACACGAAAACTATTTACTGAGTGGTTTTGTTGATTAACAAGAACTGTACCGTCTGTAGCGTCTGAGGTAACAACCCACCCAAGGCTCATAGGAAAGTTAGGATATAGAGGAGATGCGTTTTGTACAGCGCCAGGAGTAAGACCTACAAAGAAGTCTGTACCCTCACTAAGACCTGATGTATCGAAACCGTCAAGCTGACCTGCAATGATGCAGTAGCCATAGCTGTTGTTAGGAATGTCGGATGCAGCAAGACCCCGTGCGTTATATGCGTTAACGTCTGTAGCATCTGCTAATCCAACAGTAGGTACGTCAATACTACCTCCAGTATAGTTACCACTAAAGTAAAGAGGTTTTCCTTTTAGGATAGTAGCGCCTGTATCGTTATATACACGTTGATGCTCTTCAATACCTAATTCATGAATAACATTCTGGTCATCACTGTAAAAGTTAACTGTCTTATGAATAGAGTCATACCAGATTCTGCCCTCTTGGTAAGCTGCATGATCTGATAGAACTTCAAGATCAATGTACCCACCAATGTCAGCATTACTGGTAGTTTCTAGTGTGGTGAACTTACCTGTAGTAGCACTAGTAGCACCAACAGTAGTACCATCAATAGTACCACCATTAATGTCGATATCACCGTTACCGTCTAGGTAAACAGCCTTTGAAGCGGGATAAGACATAAACACAGACTTATCGCCTGTACCAAAGTTTACTGCAGATGTACCATTAGACCCTGCTAGGATAGTAGTACGAGATAGAGTGTTACCTGTGTTCCAAGTACCTATCCCTACTTCCCATTCATCGACTCCTGATTCTTGTGTTGCGACAGCATAATAAGTTGTGTCACCGTTAGCCATATAAGAGCTGAACGCTTCGAAGGTACTATCTGCACCCCCTAAAGAAAAATCACCCGTACCTGTGGTGGTAGTGGTTTCTTTTACACGATCTTTAAGAATAAGAGCCATTTATTTACCTACTAGCTGATACGAATGATTGAAGAGCTCACGCCTGAAGTAGGAAAATCAATTGTAAAGTTACCGTTAGTAGAGGTTTTAGTACCACCAAAATCAATAACTGCAATAGCACGGTTAGCTTTAGATGCGTTATAGATAATACAACCATCTGCAGAAATAGTAGCTGTTGCTATTACTTCATCGTCAATGTCCACTAAGGCTGTCTCAGAGGAAGACGTAATAGTAACGTTGTCTAGTATAACACCACCTGCAGTATAACCAGTACCTGTAGCTTCGTCGGTATTCCCTGTCACATCAGAGTAGTTAGTAGTAGAAGCGTCATAAGTACCTGAAGGAGTATCTTTAATGAGAGCAAGTTTTATAGTATCTGTATCTAGATCATGAGTAGCACCTAGAATCTCTGTTTTAAAACTTGTACACATCTTAGTTGTGATAGCCATGTTTAAATCCTTTACAATGACACTGAAGGGCCAGCCTCATGAGAGACCAGCCCGACAGACTAAGTGATTTAGGCCAAGTTGTACTTAGCTGTTACAAGAGCTTCTGGGCGAAGGATCTTGCGACCGTACAGATGCATACCACGGACGATGTCAGCAAAGCTGTCTGGGTCACGGTATGTTTCTGTTTTGTTGATCTGCTCTGCAGTTGCTACAGCAGAATCATGACCAGCTACGATAGCACCGAAGTTAGTGCTTTGGGCGGCTGTACCTGTTGTCGATGGACCAGTGCCGATAGTTGGCAGGTTGTTGGACACATAGACACGGAAGCCGTTCCAGTTGTTCAGTACGAGACCGTTACGAAGACCGTTAGAGTCACCGAAGTCTGCATTCAGAAGACGTGAATCTTCGTCCATCAGGATCTCCATCATGACCGGGTCAATACAAACCCAACGACCAGCCTTGTCAACACTCTTCTGATCAAGCAAACGACCCATGCGTGCAATCAACATAGTCGGGGAGACATATGCTGTTGGAAGGGCTGTTGCGCCTGGCAAACGAGCAGCGACTGGGATAGAGTCCCCAGCTGTACCAGCAGTTGTGATGTTACCGAAGTCAGGGCGGGACAGTTTGTTACCAGCCAAGAGTTCATCGGAACCTGCAGTTGTATCGGCTTTAGTACCGTTAACAACATCGTTTACTGTGTCTGCATTTGCATGAAGAGCAGACTGTTTAAAGCCAGCCAAGTAACCCAAGACTTCTTGGTCATGCTGATCAGCCAAGCGGAAAGCCGCACGGTTGGTTGCAAGATCCATGAAATTCACATGTGAATGGGCCTCCTCGATATCGTCCATCTTAAAAGCAAAATAGTTAGCTTTATCAACGACTAACGAGAAGTCAGCATCTGTAAGATCTTGTGCAGCAATGGTTGTACCACGTGCATAAGCAGATACACTCACCTCTGGCTCTTTGATGATCTTGACAGTGTCACCTTGGTTGGCAATCTCACCAAAATAATCAGAGTTAGTGATGTCGCCAACGACTGTTGACTTACGGAAGGCAAGTTGTACCTTCTTAGAGTAGATTACGGAACTGAAGTTTCCGTTGGGCAGGTTGGTATAACCTGACGCTGATGCGAATGCCATTTTAATTCTCCTAGAATGTTTGGCTTGATAAGTAAGAATCTATTAGCCCACACAAGGTGCTTAATGTATGTGTGTCGAGTTATGTGTGGAGATTCCAGTTAATAAAACCTAAGTCATCTATACTAAGAGGCTGTACATTTTCTAGGGTGCGCTAGGTAGACAGTTGGCCAACCATCAGTCTAACGGGCCTATACTTACACAGGTGTTCTTGGCGTTATGTTTAAGTTTAAGGTTTGGGAAGTTTTGTACAGGGTAAGAGGTAGTCTATAAAGAGGCTCTTAAACTATACGTACTTAGTTATACGTACTCGAAAGTGTTTGTCAACACCTAACGTGCACTACCAGTAAGATCATACACAAATTTCCCTGTTCGCATAGCCTTACTAATTTCTTCTTCACGGGCTTCAAACTCTACAGATGACATAGTATTAACGTCTGACTCTCTGATTACTGTACCACCTTCAGTAGGGTCTACTTGAGTTCTTGATCCCCTGCCGATAGGTTTGGCTGCAGCTTTAGTGTTAGCTTTCTTAGCCTGCGTGGTGTGTCCCTTATCAATCTTAAATAAATCAATAACTCGCACTACTGAGTCTGGGTCATCCATGTTCTCATACAAAGCATCACGTACCCACTTGGGTTGTTTCTCTGCCCACTGATGAAACTCATCTGAGTCTCTTAGCTTACTGAAGTCTGGGTGTGACTCTGCTATCTTAGCTTCAGCTGTCTTACGGTCTGCTTCGTACTGGATCTCATCTAGCTGTGACAACCTGTCTTCAGCCTTCTTGAACATCTCCTGCGCTTTCTTAGCGGCAATGGTCTCAACAATACCAGCTACGTCAGGGTACTCCTTTGACCACTTCTCTATATCTTCGTCTGACTTAGGTGGGACAATAGACTCTTTACGCATCCTAGACTCGAAGGAGCTAAACTTATCTTCCCACTCTTTTTCTTTTTGTTGCATGTGGCGGCGGAGATCACCGTAGCGTTTCTTGAAAGACTTCTCCTCTGCACTTAGGTTGGAGTCATCTTCTTGTGCTTGAACTTCAGTGTCGGCTTCTTCTTGTTGGGTATTATCCTCGGCTTGTACTTCGGTTGTCTCAAGTCCCTCGCTATTGGGTTTCTCTTCGAAGGTTTCACCTTTAGCCTCCGCCTCTAGTCGAGCTATCTCTTGCTCTTCTTGTTCGATACGCTTGCGCTTACGGTCATAGTTAGAGCCTCTATCAACAAATCCTGCTGACTTGGGGGCTTGCATTGTAAGTAGTTCAGACATAGTTCTATCCTTATGTTGGGGCCAGCAGTATTGCTGGGTAGCCTTATTGTTGTTTTAAGTAACTAGTTGTTTTAACGTGCGCCTAGTCCTGAACGAATTGGTTGCCGTTCTTGAGTTGCAACTGCTTCTTGTCCCTTCTGTTGTAGGCTGCGAGAAATTTCGTTCACACCTTCTGCAAGTGCTTGAGAAACCTCTGGCCCTATAATCTTACCAATCATGATTAACTCAGGGGAGCCGTACATGTTTGCTAAAACCTTCACTTCCTCTGCGTCTAAATTATTGAGGCGGTTGGAAACTTCTACTTTGTACTGTTCTAGATTACTGATTGTATCTTGTGCTTGTTCTAGCATCTTAAGTCCTTTCAATGTCTACAAGGTTCCCTCTGAAGGCCTTCCAGATACCAATGGTGTAGGAGGGT